GGCGATAAGAGAGTCAGAGGCATTCGACCGCCTTACCTCCAATATCGATACGAACATTGAAGGGATACTGCAGAACGCCCTGAACCTTGATGCATCAGTCGATCACCAGTTCGAAGCTTATGGGCGCAATCGTGCCGACATCATTTCCGTTCGCCAGACCGTTGCCAATAATGACAGTGCCTATGCTCAGAAGTTTGAGCAGATTCAGGCTCAGTCAGACCAGAACACCGCATCCGTGCAGCAGGTATCCAGCGCTTATTCAGACCTCAGCGGCAAGCTTTCTGCTCAATGGGGCGTGAAAATTCAGGTGGACAGCAATGGTAATAAGTACGTAGCAGGCATGCAGCTGGGCGTTGAGGGTAATGGCGGAACAACACAGTCTTTTGCTTTGTTCAGTGCTGATAACTTTGGCATCTACAACACTACCAATGGAACCTATCAGCTCGCATTTACGGCCGTTAATGGACAGGTCTTTATTCGTGACGCCTTTATCAACTATGCCTCGATCACGCTTGCGAAGGTTGGCTCATGGTATTCAGCAAACTATGTAGCCGGGCAGACGGGAACGATAATGCGATCTGATGGGAGTTTCGAGTTGAACGGAAGCGAGTCGGGTCAAGGAAGGATGGTGCAGAGTAATAACCAGATCAGCGTTTATGACGGCAATGGTGTTCTGCGTGTGAGAATGGGGAAGCTCAGCTAATGGCGTATGGATTTGGAACATGGGATGTCAATGGCGTCGATAACAACACCGGGCTCGTTAAAATTAATGCGCTCGGGGTTATGTCGATTGATGCTACAAGTAATTACAATCAGTCATTCGCACTACCTGCCGGTTATGTTCTTGATTATCTTTTTCAGGCCAGCGGCGACAGGAATGGCAATGGCAGAAAAAAGATTTATTCGAGCGGCGCAAACATGATCGTCAGTCAGGTATCAGGCTCTGACTATTCTGCGGGAACCTTTCCTAATGTTCCGGGCAACATACTGGTATTCGTGAGGTGATATGTCCTATGGAGCAATGCTGACAGACTCAGCAGGGGTACCATTTTACATTGGCGACACAATGCCATTAACCCTTATCGAAAAACGCGTGCTTAGTGTGCCAGATGTGTCCGGAAGCGGCGCTGTCATAAATCTGTTTAATAATGACAGCGTTATCAGGTTTGTATTTGTTAACAGTAATGGCGCTCAGGGTAATGGAACAGGCACGTGTGAAGCACTGGAGTTATCCGGAGGGGTGTGGCGGTTACGCTATGCCGGCGCAGCAAGAACAATAAATGTTTATATTTTTGGCTACCAGTTCCAGCCTGTTCCCGCCTGGGGTATTCAAATCAATGATTCTCAGGGTCGATGCATTCTGACAAACGAAACCAAAGTATTGCGTGATGTTCAGAAGTTGGGGGATGAGGGTTCGGATTCAGGATCAGGGCTAAACGCTAACTTCTCTCTCTCAGGCGAATGGGCCGTTGCGCCAGCTTACACGGGTTATTTCGCTGGCACTGTTAATCAGGCGGGACAACCCATGCCTGTTGTGGCTCAATACGCAAGCAGTGCAAGATTCAACGGCAGCACCACGCAAATAACCAGCGGATATATTGGCAACTCACCTTCAGGTGGGGCTACCGGGACGCTTTCGAATTACAGAAACAGACTTACGGCCATTAACGTACAGCGCTATTGAAAGTATTGATCAGGATGATTGATAAATAAGTTTGATGAATTTCGAGTTTGCAGGTATAAAGCACCAAACTAAACAAGGATGATTAAATGAAGAAGATTCTTTTAGTGATGGTTCTTACCTCGCTGGCCGGATGTCAGGCTCTCCCTCCTGTGAAATGCTCCGCAATCGCCAGAATTGGCGGGCAGGATGTCAGCGTGCCAATCTACGATGTTAAAACTGAGGCGAACCAGACTAAATATTTCGCAGGTAATCCTTTCGGATGGAAGTGGGTATCGAGGTCAAATTTCACGGAAAGCACCTGCGATAAATAGTAAATAACTCAAATCAATGAACCCGGCCACCGCGCCGGGTTTTTTATTGCCCGGAGAAAGCTATGCCAGCAGGCACTATTGCATTAACGAATAACTCAACGGCTGTGACAGGCTCAGGTACAAGCTTCACAACTGAGCTTAAAGCGAACGACTTCATCGTTGCTGTAGTGGGAGGTGTCACCTATACGCTCGGTGTTCAGTCGGTGAACTCAGCGACCGGCGTGACTCTGACAACAGCATATAACGGCCCGACCGCATCAGGCGTTTCATGGACAGCTGTTCCTAATGCTGCACTGGTTGGAATAACGGCGCAGGTAGCTGCAGATGTAGCCAAGGCTATTCGTGGGTTAAATCTTGACAAGGCTAACTGGCAGCAGGTATTCAGCTCAGCAGGGGCAATCACAGTAAACCTGCCAGATGGCAGTCAGTTTAGCGGTCCCAGCTGGAAGTACATGGCCGATCAATATAATAGTAAGGCAAATACATCCGATGTTTTGTTAAAGAGTGATAACCTTGCCTCAGTTGGAAATAAAAATACCGCGTTAAACAATCTTGGGTATGCAATAACAAGAAGCGGAAACAACATAGTCAGGAGCAGTAATGGCGTTATAGAAATGGATTTTCTTATAGGAGCAACAGTAGCAGTCGGAGCTTTCAACGCACAGACCGTCGGTGGAATCACTTACTACACCCACTTTTATAAGTTCAACCTTCCCCAGGCAATGCCAAATGGCATTTTAGTCGCGCTAATAACTCTCGTGGGTGACAGGTTCGGCAATCAAAACCCCGGGTACAATGCCGACATAAAAGTCAGCAGGGACAAAGATGACGGAAGCGGATTGCTAACCAGTTATTTAACTGTATCGGTTAAATCACCTCAAACGGGATGGTTTCCATATTTTAACATCAGGGTGGTAGGATATTGATATGGCAATTTTTTATAGTGTAAAAACTCAGGGTTTCTACCCGGAAGAGATGTTCGAGGAATATAAGAATGCCGGCAGCCTGCCTGATGACCTTACTGAAATCAGCCAGGCAAAGTACGAAGAGTTTTTTAATCCCCCAGAGGGATATGGGGCAGTGTTTGATGAACGCGGGCCGCGCATAACTAAATTGCCAGACATAAATCATATCGCAGTGGCAGAAAATCAGCGTCAAATCAGACTTGCAGAAATCGGCCCAGCAACATCGACTTTACAGACAAAGCTCCTGATGGGGAGAAAACTCACAAACGCAGAGAGCTTAAAACTTAATGCCTGGATGGATTACAGTGACGCTCTGAGTGAGCTGGATATATCCGGGGCCCCAGACATCACCTGGCCCGATAAGCCTGCATAAAAAAGCCCGGCGACCGGGCAATGACTCAACCGCGCCTATCTGAGCAGGCTACGGGGTGGGTCTTTTCAGCATAGGTCATCAGAACAGGAACTAAGCGGGAGGAAAAAAGTTACCCACCCCGAGGCGGGCGGCGGGCATAATTTGTGGTGGAGCCAGTGACACTCTTTGGAGGCATCTCATGATTGTGACGAGGTTTAAGGCGAGCCAGCCATACGCCTCTTCAGCCAGCGGTAGGAGCGCGGGCCTGTACACAACAGTGCATATGGTAGGAGAGTGAGCTTATATAACAAGCGCAGGCGGTAACTATTTTGGGTTATGTGCAAAAAAAAGCCCACCAGAGGCGGGCAACCATAAAATTTACCAACACATATCAGTGAGGTGGGCCTCGGACTTAGTATCGCCAGCCAACAGGAAAACTTTAGCTTTACGTCCCGCTTTTAATGGTTATTTACCCAACGAAATCAGAACGCAAAAAAGCCCGCGTTACGCAGGCATCAATTGGGACAAAAAGGAAAAATCTCAGTATCAGCATTCGCTGACAGGCGCACCATACAGTGTTCCGGGCCGATAGATAGTGATGAATGTGGCAATAGCGAAGCGTGAGCACGTTATGTATGTTCGTCATGCAAAACTATGCAGCGTCTGGGCTATAGAGCATAAATTCAGCACCAGCCGCAGCTTTACAATTTTGCTCCCCGTTTCGCCTTGATCAAATCCATCGATCGATATTACTGTTTATCCATACAGTATTTATCAGAGGAGGATTACTGATGGCGAGAGACTACGAGATAAAGCCTGCATTCGTACAGGCGATAACGCTGGACCGTCTGGGGCGGCAAATAGTGACGACCAGCGCATTTCAGGCGAAGCTGGAGGCCGTAAACCATCACTGGACGCTGCAGCAGTGCAACCAGTGGATACGGCGCGAACAGAATATGTTCATGGAACTGGCGACAGAGAACGGTGACAACCGAACCTATGCCCTGCGCAATATGGGATATGTGAGGTAGTCATGGGGTTCCAGTCACCGGCGCAGGATTACGTCGAGAGCCGCCTCGACCTGAACAGGCTGTTTGCACCTCACCCGGGGCACATGCTTCGCATAGAAACGCCAGGTGGATTCGCTCTTATCGACCGATCGCTGCACGCTCGCCCGGGCGACACGGTCGCATTCCAGTTCGACGATTACCCGCAGCTGGGGAAACTATTCAGCACAGGCATCATCACTCAGGATGGCGAGACGCTGGAAGGAAATGGGCTGGAGGGGATCGTGGTGCTGGGGAAGGTGACGGCTGAGGTTCTGGCTTTGTACGATCCTTACCGACCGACAATTTAGGCGTAGCACACATGTAGCACAAAAAAATACCGCAAATCACCTCAAAACTACCACCTCGGCAGTTTGTGACTTGCGGTATGTCTCTGTAAAACCACGCCTCAACGCACAGCAACCTTATACGCTAAATATTCAAAGTGAAATTATGAACATGCAGGTTTAGCAAAGCTGAACCGGCTGGACGGATAAAAACAGCGTGTGAAGGGTGAGGTCGCATAACGGACCTCCCTCCCGAGTCTGCACAGAAGGGGGGCGCTGAGAACAGTGACATCAGTAATCGCGCCATCCTTCGCTATACTCCTTCACATCCCGGGCGGCGAGGGAGGAAACGCGCTTTCTCCTGTATCGCTGCTCTCTTTCCCTTCGCTCCAGCAGGACGCCAGCATTATGAATAAAAGAGTCACCCTGATAGCCTGTCTGTTCGCCTTGTCAGCCCCCGCCTTCTCTGCCACGCAGTGCGGGCCGTTCTATCTGAAAGCGGATAAAAATCACTGGTTCTCCGTCAATGGCGAACGTGCGAAAACGCAGAAAGTGACGTTCAGTAAGGAGAAGGGGGATTACGAAAACGCAACGGTAAAGCTGCGGGCTAAAAACGCCCGGGCGCCGGGCATGGTTGATTTAGAGCAGACAACGCGCGCGGGGAAAGCAGAGCTCAGGGCTGAAATCGTCCGA